GGCGTGGTTCTGATTCGGTGAGTCGACAGCAAAAACAAAAGACGGGATGGCGATGCCATCCCGTCTTTTGTTTTTGGTGGAGACAACTGGAATCGAACCAGTGACCTCTTGCATGTCAAGGATTGTTCATCACTTGTGTTATAAGGCATTTTCGTAAATTTGGTGCAAAAGTGGTGCATACCGCGTTTTATTTGAGAAAATTCAGATCGAGCGCGGCTTGCTTCAAATATTCCTCATCGGTATGGGTGTATACATTCTTTGTTGTAGCAATATCTTCGTGTCCGAGGATGTCTTGAAGTGCTTTTTCGTCCATCTTTGCCTTGGCGCACATAGTCGCATAGGTGTGTCTGCAGCTGTACGGTGGGCGTTTCTCAATCTGCTCGTCCGTAAAGCCGGCAGCCTTGAGCATTGGATAATAATTTCGCTTTCTCCAGTTGCCCTCTGCATACGGCATGCCCTCTCTTGAAGGATAGATATATTCGCTATCACCGATCATTAAAAACGCAAGCAGTGGGAGCATAGCAGTCGGGACAGGTACGGATCTGTTCATGCCTTTTTCCGTTTTGCTTCCTCCGTGTAGGCATCCGTTATAGTAGTCATCTTTTGTAAGTGATAAAAATTCGTTTGGTCTGAATCCGGTATGGCAGAGCAGAAGAACAACCGCAGCGGTTCTGTCCTTTGTTTTTTTGAAATACGCGAAAATTCGCAGCAGATCTTCCTTTGTGAATGGCTCTCTCGGGATAGATTTCTTTGCGTTTATTTTGACAAACTGCGCATAGTTTTTATTGATGATGTCGTTCTCCATCGCCCATTTGCAAAGCTGAGATTCCAATTGCTTGATCTTCTCGCAGGTAGATTGCGACTTTCCAATTTCTGCCGCTCTGTCTATGACGGCTTGCAGGTGCGCTGTCTTTACGTTCTCCATTTTCATATTGCGCAGCTCAGCAGGAAAATACTCCCATGCGGAGTCGTAGCTTTGCGCACCGCTGTCACTGATGCTCGGATAATGCTTATCCATCCATTGCTCTCTTACCTGCGCAACGGTGATTCCAAAGAATTGCGGAAGACCACCGCTCAAGGATATGCGCTCCAAGGCAGCCAGTGCGTCTGTTTTACGCTCATAATCTCCAACGACCACCAGCTTGCCTCCTACGGTCATGCGCGCTCTCCAAGGCTTATTTCGTCTGCCCGGCATCTTGTACACGTTTCCGAGTCCGTTTGCTCTCTTGAGCGGCTTTGGCTTTACCGGTGCGCTTTGGCGGTGACCGCATAGGTTACAGTATGCAGATCCTTCCGGGATCTGCTTTTTACATTTTATGCAAATCATGTTATTTTCTTTTACTCGCTTTCCACAGAACAACATAGAACGCTATAGCTATTATGACACAAATAACAAAAAGTACACTGCCGAGTATTAATTCTGTTTGACCGCTCAGAAATGTTTGGATTACAGTTACTGCTATGCACATTATCATAAATACAAATAACAGTGCAGCTGATAGAACAAACGGACCCGTTATAGGAGCATCATCAAAATTGTATCTGAACGCTTCTAATTTTCTCAGCACCTTTTTAATAATCAAATGCCAAATCAGAAAGCATATCGCAATGTATAAAACAAAAATAATTGCCAATTGCCAAAAAGGGATATCGATGGTTTTATTTATAAGCTCTACGGCAAACATAAACCATTATACCTCTTTGATGATCTTCTTGACCGCGCCTACGATGCGGACGGAGGATTTATCTTTTCCGTTGAAGCGCATGGGGATATAGAGCGGATTGAGCGATTGCAGCTCGATCCAGTTATCGCTGTACACGACCTTTTTAACAAGTCCGTTATCACCGTCAACCAATACAACGGCTATGGATCCACTTTCCACGCTGTCCTGCTTGTGCACAAGTATGGTGTCTCCGTCCTCTATCTTGGGCGACATGGAGTCTCCGCGCACCTTAATGCAAAGGCTTTCTTGTGCTTCGTAGACGGTGGAGAAGTATAGCGGTACGTATTCGACCACGTGATCGACGGCAAGCGCACCGAACCCGGCAGAAACGTCCTCATACAGCGGGATCATGTGCACCTTGGGCGTATTTCGCTCCTCTGCGAGCTTGCGCGGTTTTTCTATGCGCATATCCGTGCCGATCAGATCGGCAAGCGGTACGTTGAAATATCCTGCCACGTTATACAGCACGCCCCATTTGGGTACGTTTCCGCCTCTCCATGAGTTGATCGCGGACGGTTGCAAATCCAGCGCAGCTGCCACCTTTTCGGGTGGCTTTTTTTCGTTCTCGCATAGATATAAGAAATTGGAATAAAACAGCGACGGTGCGGATGCGCTTTCGGTTGGTTCACCGTCGGAAAGCAGATCGTCTACGGTTACACCGAAATAGTCTGCTATTTTTAATAATGTTGCGTCGCGCGGAATGGAACCTCTTTTCCAGTTTGTTACCATGGTAGTGGAATAGCCGAGTGTTTTGCATGCGTAAGTGGGCGACACGCCTTTTTCTTTACATAACAATAAAAATTTTTCCCAAAACATAATTTTCTCCTTTTGTGCAAACACACTATGCCCACTGTGCAATTTTTGTGCACTTATACAAAAATGCGCAAACTGTGTATTACCACTTGACAAAGTGTGTAAACTGTGCTAAAATGAATGCACAAGGGCGAGAACTCACCCAATTATAACAAACAAAAAGCGATCTGTCAAGATGCAGATCGGGAAGGAGAATAATGGAACACGTACTTTGCAATTTTGGTAAGAACTTGAAACATGCCCTCGTAGAAACTGGCATGAAGCAATGCGAACTTGCAGACGCTGTGGGGCTTTCCTATCATACCGTGTCCAAGCTGGCGCGCGGGGAGCAGACACCCGGTGCGGAGACGCTGATCAAAATCGCGGATGCGCTTGGCGTCACCGTGGATTCGCTTGTAAAGTGAGGAGTAGCTATGGAAGAGATGCAAGTTACGATCACCCCTGAGGAGGCAGCGGAGATCATCCGCAGCAAGGGGATTAAGATCGGTGCAGAAGCCGTAAGAGACGGAATTGAGCAGGGTGTATTACCATTCGGCATCATGATCCTACAGAATAAGCGCAACTATTATATATCTCGCAAGAAGCTCAACGAGTGGCTGCTCGATTTCTGCGGAACATAGAAAGGAGGTGGCGTCATGAGCTATTCTGCATGCGTAAGAGGCGGAATGTGCACGGGGTGCATGGACTGTCAGGAAGAGCCGAAGGGCTATTACAACAAATTCGGGGAATGGGTCCCTTACGATGACGAGGATGACTTGTTTTTCGATGACGGAGATCTGTTCAGTTATGACGGAGACGATGACGAGGATGACGAAGAGGAATAAAGAAAACCTCACCCGTCCGCCAACAAGGTGAGGTTATGGGGGATGATGGTGTGGAGTACCATCACGGATATTATAACCCATGACCGAGCCTTTGTCAACACCAAAAACAAAAAATAAGGAGATAAAGGTTATGAAAAAGTTATTTATGAAGATCATCACGGAGATTACGTGGTATTTCTCCGGGAACGTAAGACAGGCGATCAACGAGGGCAAGAGCTACGATGAGGTCGCAGAGGTTGTGGAAAGGGAGGTGCAAAGGAATGTACAATAAGCTCTTGAAAATACCGTCCTTGCATATGTCTCGCGAAGAATGGCTGGAACACAGGAGAAATTCTATCGGTGGCTCTGATGCTGCCGCCATTGTCGGTCTGAATCCTTATTGCAGTCAGTATTCCGTTTGGGCTGAAAAGCTTGGAAAGATTGCCCCCAAGGAAGACACAGAGCCGATGCGTCTTGGCAGAGACCTTGAGGGGTACGTGGCGCAGAGATTCACGGAGCAGACTGGAAAGAGGGTACGCAAGGAAAATAACATCATCATCAATCCTGCGTATTCGTTTGCGCATGCCAACGTAGACAGACTGGTGATCGGAGAAGACGCGGGGCTTGAGTGCAAGACAACGTCATCTCTCAATCTCAAAAAATTCAAGGGCGGGGAATATCCCGCGCAGTATTATGTTCAATGCGTTCACTACATGATGGTGACAGGGTGCAAAAAATGGTATCTTGCCGTGTTGTTTCTTGGCGTTGGTTTCTACGTGTTTGAAATTGAACGCGACGAGAACGAAATTGAAGCACTTGCGCAGTCCGAGCGTGCTTTTTGGCAGTACGTGCTTGACAAGACGCCGCCTCCTACGGACGGATATGACGCAACTACCAAGGCGATTGCGGAAATGTATCCGAATGAGGCAGACGAGAGGTCCGTGAGCTTGTTTGCTTACGAGACGGACCTGCGGCAATATATGGACCTTACCGAGAGAATCGCAGAGCTTAATGCGCTCAAGGACGCATGCGCCAACAAAATCAAAGCGTTTCTCGGAGATGCAGGCAAGGGCGAGAGCCAAAATTACAAGGTAACGTGGAAGAGCACGGACAGAGTCACGTTTGACGCAAAGAGATTTGTAGCTGATCACGAGTCGCTCGATCTCACACAATATTACAAGAAGTCAACATATCGCACCTTTAAGGTGACGGAACTTTGATAAAGGAAAAGGAGAATTTATTATGGCAGCTACTATTCAGAATCAGGTCGCTCCGCAAAACGGTGGAGAAAAGAAAACGATGCAGTCCTACATCAAGGCGATGGAGGGAGAGGTCAAAAAGGCACTCCCTTCCGTGATTACCCCGGAAAGATTTACGCGCATGGTGCTTTCGGCTATTTCGGTGAATCCGAAGCTCGCATCCTGCACGCCTGCGTCGTTCCTTGGCGCGATGATGTCCGCAGCGCAGCTCGGTCTTGAACCCAACACTCCTCTTGGTCAGGCATACATTCTGCCATACATGAACAAGAACGTGCTTGAAGCGCAGTTTCAGCTTGGATACAAGGGATTGATAGATCTTGCGTACAGAAGCGGAGAGGTGGAGGTCGTGCAGGCGCATATTGTATATGCAAACGACAAGTTTTCCTGCGAGTACGGTCTCGAACCGAAACTTATTCACTCCCCGGCAGACTCTGACCGCGGTGTTCCCGTAAAGGTTTATGCAATGTTCAAGACCAAGAGCGGAGGATATGGCTTTGAAGTGATGAGTATGGAGGACGTGCGCAAGCACGCGGAGAAATACAGCAAGGCTTACAATTCCGCTTATTCCCCTTGGAAGACCTCTTTTGAGGAAATGGCAAAGAAAACGGTGCTCAAGAGAGTGCTGAAGTACGCGCCCTTGAAGTCGGATTTTGTCAGGGCTGTTGTGCAGGACGAGACGGTCAAATCACAGCTTTCCGATGATATGTACGAGGTGAACAACGAGGCTGTCTATGAGGCTGAATTTACAGAAGCTGATACTGAGACGGGAGAGGTGCTTGAGTAATGGCTAATTTTTATCTGAACAAAGTAATCCTTGGCGGCAGACTTACTGCGACGCCTGAGCTGAAGCAAACGCCAAACGGCGTACCGGTTACGTCCTTCCGCATTGCTGTCAACCGCCACTCCATCGGCGGTCAGCAGCCGGTCGCGGACTTCTTCACCGTACAGGCTTGGAGACAGACCGCAGAATTTGTCTGCCGCTACTTCAAAAAGGGGTCTTCGATCTGCGTGATTGGTGCGATCCAAAACAAGTCATGGGAGAAGAACGGACAAAAGATGTACGGAGACGAGATCGTTGCAGAGCAGGTCACATTCGTTGACGGACGCGATGAAAGCGGTTCGGTAGGGGAAACGGCTACCGCAAGCGCAAACGCGCCCACAGCGCAAAATTTGGGCTATATGCCGAGTGCGTATAACCAGCCCAAGTTTGACAAGATTGCATCAGACGAATCTTTACCTTTCTGATGTCGGTAAACAGTAAGCAAAAGGGCGCAAGGTTTGAGCGACTCCTTGCATCCAAGTTTCGTGAACACGGTTACGATGCAAGGAGAACGGCTCAATTCTGCGGTAACACGGGAGATGCTGCCGATGTGGTCGGGCTTCCCGGCATTCACATCGAGGCAAAGCACCAAGAGGCTATGCGCCTTTACGAATGGATGGCGCAAGCAAAGCATGACGCGGCAAAGGGAGGCGATCTCCCTGCCGTGTTCCACAAGAAAAACAACGCACCAATCCTTGTGACGATGGAGCTTGATGATTTCATGACAATCTACAAGGAGTGGGAAGCAGGAAGAGAAAAGGAATAATATGCCAAATCGAATATTGAAGGAAAGCATTTGCACAAGTGACAGCATAGATTCGCTGTCCTGGTTCGAGGAGGTTCTGTTTTATCGGTTGATCGTCAACTGCGACGATTTCGGAAGGTTTGACGGGAGGATTTCGGTGGTGAAAAACCGCCTGTTTCCGCTCAAAGAAAATATCACGGCTCAGTCTGTTAAAAAAGCCATAGATAAGCTGGCGACGGTAGGCTTGGTTGCTCTGTATACGTTTGAGGGCAAGCCGTTCCTGCAATTACCAACTTGGGAGCATCATCAGACTGTTCGTGCTAAAAAGAGCAAATATCCACCGTTCACAAATGACTTGCAAGCAATTGAAAGCAATTGCAATCAAATGCAAGCAAATGTTCTCGTAATCCAATCCAATCCGAATACAGAATACAACAACAACTCTCTCTCTCTAAGCGCGTGTACGCGCGTAGTGCCGACGATTCTTGAAGCAACTCGCTATTTTGAACAGAGCGGCATGAAAAGGACCGAGGCTTTGAGAGAGGCAGAAAAATTTATTGAATTTAACGACTCGCGCTCGTGGGATTGCCTGGAAAAAGGCACGTGGGAGCAGACAGCCGATAATTGGCTGTCACGTAAAGAAGAGCGCGAAGAGGCGGTGTAGGGGGAAAAATGAAACAGTTAAGTTTATTCGACGAATGCTTTGTCGATAGTTTTGCTGGTGGCGGTGGAGCGTCTACCGGAATTGAACTTGCAACGGGGCATCCTGTTGACGTTGCCATAAACCATGACGAAGCAGCGATTATGATGCACCAAAGAAATCATCCGTTCACGGAGCATTACCGCGAGGACATTTGGAAAGTTGATCCTAAAACCGCCGTGCGTGGAAGGCACGTGCGTCTTGCCTGGTTTTCGCCCGATTGCAAGCATTTTTCTCGCGCCAAGGGCGCAGCACTTGTTGACAAAAACATTCGCGGTCTTGCGTGGGTAGTGCTCCGATGGGCGGCAGAGGTCAGACCGGACGTGATCATGCTTGAAAACGTACCCGAGTTTGTTACGTGGGGACCCGTCCGAAGAGGCAAGCCAGTCAAGAGCAAGGCAGGACAGACCTATAAAAAGTGGTACAAGCAGCTTGAGGATCTCGGGTATAAGATCGAAACGCGCAAGATATGCGCGGCTGATCTTGGCGCGCCTACCATTCGCACACGCTTTCATTTGATCGCACGTTGTGATGGCAAGCCCATTGTATTCCCGGAACGCACACACGCGCCAAGGGATAGTGCAGAGGTATTGCGCGGTGATCTAAAGCCATGGAGATCGGCAGCGGAGATCATAGACTTTTCTTTGCCGTGTCCGTCTATATTTGTCAGTAAGCAAGAGATCAAGCAGCGATACGGCATAAACGCCATGCGTCCGCTCAAAGAAAACACCTTGCGGCGTATAGCGCGTGGTCTTGATAAGTTTGTGATCAAGAGCGGAGAGCCGTTCATTGTTCCTGTGGGTTACGGTGAAGCAAAAGGGCAGCTGCCGCGTATTCACAATATAAACGATCCTCTGCCTACCGTTGTAGCAAGCAATAAGAATTTCGTATGCGATCCGCTTATGTCGCCATACATCATGAGCAACTGCACCGGTAACGCACAGCACAGCGTGCATGATGCCGTGCCGACCATAACTACAGGAGATCGCAATTATCTGTCAGCCGCATGGCTGACACAGTATTTCAGCGGTGAGGGGCATTATCACTCTGTAGACGAGCCGCTTGCCACGATAACTACTATGGAGCGTGACGGTCAATTTGCAGACGTGCGCACAACCGTTGTGAAATGGGATGGTCATACCGATCTTGGCTATTGGAGCAACGTGCGCGCAATGCTTAACACCTATTGCGGTTACGACTTAAAGGACGATGAAATCCTGCTGCTGAATATTCACGGTATTTTGTATTTCATATCCGATATTGGCTTGCGAATGCTCACGCCGCGCGAGCTGTACGATGCCATGGGTTTTCCGCATGACTACATCATTGACAGAGATATTCACGGAAACCCTATTACGCGCTCTGATCAAGTGGCAAGATGCGGTAACGCCGTATGCCCGGCGGTTGCAGAAGCTCTTGTGCGCGCAAATCTGCCCGAGTATTGCAAGAGAAAGATCTCAGACATGGCAGAGCTGCATGAAGTTATGACGGGTTAAAATGAATTTTTAGGGGGATAAACATGGACACAAAGGAACTGATTGCCAAGCTGGAGGAGTACATTGAGCTTGGACACAAATTCAAGACCTACGAGCTGCTTAAAACAGCCGTGCGAAAAATCTGCTTTCTTGCGGAGGAGAACGAGAAGCTCCGTGAGCGTTACGCGGCATTGGTGGAGGATGCCAAGAGCGCAGGACCGGACATCTGCAATATCTGCAAGCACAACGGCACGCACGTAGAGGATTGCGAGTGCTATTGCATGATGTGCGAGCATGAATGTGCCTGCAAGGATTGCAGACAGAATTGTAACTTTGAATGGAGGGGTGAGGAATGAAAGCCGTAACGTGGATCAGAGAAATTGATGGCGGGATTTATCCGTTTTGCCCCTATTGAGGTGAATTTGCATATGAAAAAGACCATTGTGTGTTTTGCGGCAAGAAATACAGAATGCACGAAAAGAGAATGGAAAGAAAAGTCACCGTGGGCGAGTACACCGTTGTGCAAACGTCCAACAATCACATCAGCATAGAAAAGGGTGGCAGGCTTGTTTATCACGCGCAATGCACAAAGAGATTGAGCAGGCGAGCATTAAAGAAGCACGTTGCTTTCTATGAGAGCCTTGTGAAAGGAGCAACCGATGAAAGAACAGATTAAGGAAATGGCGAAAGTGTTATGCGATGATTGCGCGAAAGATCCTTCGCATTGCCCGCTTACCGAATCAGAAAGAATGTGCGATGCCGTTCTGGAACAAGCCGAAGC